TTGAGACACTTTTGCCCGCATACACACCCTTAAGGAGAGTGTGTATGTATGCGAGCGCCCGAAAGACCAAGGACGGACGTGCCTTACGTCCCGTCCGCCCAAGGTCTGAAGGGGCAATCGCACAACCGACCAACAGACCATGAAAAAAAGGAAAATGAGACTGGCCGAACTACGAACAGGCCTACCCATCTTGAGCTACGGCCACCCGGCCGAATGGCTGATCGAGGCCGTGGGCCAAGAGGCGGCTGATGCGGCTGTTCTTTTTGAGGCCAAGTCGGTTGAGACTTGGCCTGATGGGGTGGTGCTGCGGTTGGTTGAGGGGAGGGCGGGGTGAGCTTACCAAAAACAATGGACGAAGCCGCCCAGCATTACGGGCGAAGCCCTGTGCGCCCGGTTGGGCCGCGATTGGCGCGCAAGCGCACAAAGACCAAGCGCGACCGGGCCAAGGCCAAACGGCGCAGACTTATGCAGAAAGCAAGCAGACGGAGGAACCGCAGATGATTGACATTAGGCGCTTCACCGCGATGGGCGAAAACCCCTTAGACAAGCTGGAAACCAGCTACCGCCCCGACATGGCGGGCGAGATCGACACGCTGGCCGACGAGTGGGCCGACGAGCTCGACCTGGCTGAATGGCAGCACAAGGCACTCGTCCTGCTCATGGCCGAATACCAGATGCGGGAGGCACGGGAGGCGGCGAGCAAGATGCTCATTCCCATCCTGACCTATCTGAACGAGCCGCGAGGCAACAAGACGTTGCGGTATTACGCCTTCCTGCTCGCGGCCGGCGATACGTCCATAACGCTGGCGCATAGCTATTCGGAACTGGCGCGGAAGATCGGGGTGACGAGGGCGGCACTATCCAAGGCCGTCATCGAGATGCAGGACAAGCTGGGGCTGAAGGGGCACAACAACTTTCAAAAGAGCGACGCGGCGCGGGAGAGTTCCCGCAAGGCCGCGCATCGCTCTTGGACAAAACGACACGAAGAGGAGAACACACACTGATGAGCAAGGAGATTGAACTACGGGCGGCGGACGATCTGGCCGCGCAAATTAACAAAGACCACGCCGAGATCATGGCAAAGGTGGACGCGGTGAAGGCCACGGCTACGGAGATCGGGTCGATGGCAAACCATGTCGGGATGCTGCTTGCCAGCGCACGCGATACGGTGGGCGATGCGTTCCACCATTGGCTGCGCGAGAAGGTCGAGATGCCTGGCGTGACCGCCGAGCGATACATTCGCCACCACCGCAACTATCACCCTGGGCAACTGTTCTTGCCGGGCTTCAAGCCTGTCGAGGATCGGGCCAGCGTTCAGGCGCAGGCCGAGGCCAACGCTGAGACAGCGGAAGGCGACACGCCGACGAAGGACGAGGTGCCAGAGGTGAGCGTGCGGGACATCGCGGCGGGCTGGGTCTACGATGCGCGGCGCTGGTTCAGTCAGCTATTGGTCAAGATGCCACCTGACCGCATGAGCGAGGAGCAAGTGGTTGAGACGCTGCGGGTGGTCAAGCCGGTGCGCGATGCCATCTGGGCCTACGAGAAGCGGCTGGTGGCTCTGACGGGTGGCGGCGAGGTCGAGTCGTGAGGCATTACTCTGTTGAGACAGGGGTAAGACATCTCTTTGGCTTTCAGAGCGCGAGGAGCTCGCGACTCGCTGCGTTTTGGCGAAAATAAAGCGTTTTTCGCTCAACTTTAGTTAAGTTGACTCGGGCGGCAGTCTCACATGACTGTCGCCAGCCAACTTGCCGAAGCCAAGGGCATCACGATCCAGCGGGTCAGCCAACTGAAGAAGAAAGGCTGTCCGCTGGACACTTTGGAGAACGCCGTCGCGTGGTATGAGTCCAACGTAACGGGAAACCGCCGCGCCAGGCGGTCAGTGTCCGCGTCCGCATCGCCCGAAGACAGCACGGCCGCCGGCCGCGTCGAACAGGCGCACGCGATGGTGGGCAAAAACTACGCACTCTGGCAGGGGGCCGCCGAGCAGGGTCAGGTCCGCGAGGCGTGCGAGCTTCAGAAAGCCTATTCGCTCTCTTGTAAGGACGCCTCGGCGGCCGAGGCCGAGTTCATCGAGTGGCAGAAGCGCGTCGGCGCTCTCATGGAAAAGTCGGCTGTATTGTCCGCATTCGATGCGGCGTTTGATTCGTGCCTTAAACGCCTGCATCGGGACTACCCCGACGCCGGCAAACTGGTTGCTGATGCGTGTCAGATTTTCTCGGACAAATTAAGAGCAGCCTGACGGCCGACGATGTCGGCGCCGCCATTGCCCGCAAAGCCCAACCACCGCCGAAGCAGGGTGTGGTCGAGTGGGCCGAGGGCAATCTGACGATCGGTAACACCGCGCACTTGCACGGGCCGTATCGGACGCGGGAGACGCCTTACATCCGCGAGCCGCTCGAGGCTTTCGGCAACGAATCCATTCGGCGCATGGCGCTGGTCTGGGGCGCCCAGACGGCCAAGACCACGGCCATCCTTGCGGGTATGGGGTATCGGCTCGACCAAAACCCGGCGCCCGCGCTTTGGGTCATGCCGTCCACGCACCTGGCGCGGTCGTTCAGCAAGTCGCGCTGGCTGCCGATGGTCGAAAGTTCGGACGTTTTGAAGACGCACAAACCCGACAACGCCGACGATCTGACCATCCTCGAACAGCATTTCAAAGGGATGAGCGTGTATTTCGTCGGCTCGAACAGCCCGGCCAACCTTTCCAGCCGATCCATCGCGCTCCTGATGATGGACGAGATGGACAAATTCGCGGCACAGTCGGGCAAAGAGGCGAGCCCGATCCAGCTTGCCGAGGCGCGCACGGCGACATTCCCGAACCATTTGATCGTTTGCACCTCGACGCCAACCTATGAGGACGGCGCGATCTGGACCGAATGGGTCAAAGGAGACCAGCGCCGCTATTTCCTGCCGTGCCTCGGGTGTGGCGAGTGGCAGTTCCTCGAGTGGAAGAATGTGCGCTGGGACGCCGAGGCCAAGCAGGACAACGGGGTATGGAACATGGCGCGGGTGGCCGAGACCACACGCTATGCCTGCCCGAAGTGTGGGCACCTCCACGAGAACGCCGACAAAAAGACCTGGCTCGAGCGCGGCGAGTGGCGCGCAACGGAGTTTGCCGCCGAGGCCGGCCGCCGCAGCTATCATCTCTCCTCGCTCTACTCGCCCTGGCGCACTTGGCCTGATCTGGCCGTGAAGTATTTGCAGGACTACGAAGCCCCGGGCGGATTGCAGGATTTCTTGAACCGGGAGATGGCCGAACCGTGGAAGCCGCAAGGGGCGCTCATCACGACGGCCATGATCCGCGACCGCGTGGATGCTTCGCCTCGCTACATGATAGGCACCGCGCCCGAGGGCAAGATGATCGGCCGCCTCATGTCCATCGACGTGGGCCAGACGGAAATGTGGTGGATTGTCCGCGAGCTCCACGAAGACGGCAGCAGCTACCTCCTCGATTACGGGGCGATGGTCGGATGGGACGGGATCATGGACAAATTCAAGCACTACAAGTGCTATCGCGGCATCGTGGACGCGGGCTACGCGGCCAAGACCCCGGCGGGCGTCTACGATTTCGTTGCCAAGTCGGGCGGGCTCTTTGTCGCAGCCAAGGGGCGAACCGTCAGCCAGGGATTGCGCGAGCCCTACAAGTTCCAGCAAATCGTGTCGGCCGGCGCGGTGCTGTGGGCTGTGCAATTCGACGCGCACTTCTGGCAGGCCCGACTCTATCACGACATCCTGCGGGACGGGCGGGGCCGGTGGTATCTGCCCCGGGACATTGCCAAGGATTACGTCGGCCAGTTGCAGGGCGAGGCGCTCATCGAGAAAGACGGAGAATCCAAGTGGCAGCGACTCGGGCCGAACCACCTTGCCGACTGCGAGAAGATGGCCCTCGTGCTGATCGACTCGATCATGGCGCAGTTCAAGGCAACCAACGCGGCTGCTTGACACAAAGACCGAGGGCATGACCGACGCCTCGATGCTGGCCTCCGTTTTCACGCCCAGCGAATTGTCCCAACTGAAAGCCTCCTGCAAAGCGCAGATTCTTGCGGGCGGGGCTTCGCAAGCGTTCGTTGTGTCAAGCAGCGTGGGCGGGCGCTCTGTCACGCTTCAGCAAACCTACAACGCTTGGGATATGCTCGGCCTGATTGAAACGGCGCTGGCGATCAATGCCGGCACGGTGGGCAACAGCCGCGTCACCCAAGTCCGCTTTCCGAACCGCACCTAATGGCTAAACCGACCAAATTCGTTGATCGTCTCGCCGCGCGCTTTGGCTTTTCGCGCATGATCGAAGCCGTGAACCACCGCAGCGAGGAGCGCGGCTGGGTCTACGCGCAGGCGCAGGATAGCAAAGTCGATCTTTCCTCCTATGACCGCACGCGCCTGATGGCGTTAAGCCGCAAATGCTTTTACAACAACGCCATTGTGCGCGGGGCTGTCAGGGATAAAGCCCTGTATTCTGTCGGCTCGGGCATCGGCATCCGTCCGCAGGCCATGACCGGCGACCAAGAGTGGGACGATGCGGCCGAGGCATGGTGGGAAAATTGGTCGCGGCAGCCCGAGATCAGTGGCCGCCACGATATGCGCGGCCTGCAAATGCTGGTCTCGGAAGCTATCGACCGCGACGGCGAAATCTTTGCCATCCTCACCGCCCGGCAAGACGGCGCTCCCGCCGTCCAGATTGTCGAAGCCCACCGCATTGAGTCGCCCGACACGGCGGCCAACAACGGCGGCGTGGTGGACGGCGTGAAGCTCGACAAGTTCCAGCGTCCGCTCAGTTACTTCATCGGAGAAGGCGACGAATATCCCCGCCGGCATCGGGAGATCAAAGCCGAGGCCATGCTTCACGTCTTCGAGCCTGAGCGCGCCGATCAAGTGCGCGGCTATCCGGCTGTCGGTGTGGCGCTCAACTCCATCTTGGACCGCGACGAACTTCTACGATTTGAAATGATGGCGGCCAAGGCAGGCAGCAGCATCGGCCTGGTCATCAAAAACAACACCGGCACGATCGGCGCCGAAGGGTTCTTTGGCGATCTGAGCAAAGACAGCAACGGCAACCTAACCCGCGAATCCATGTTCGGCGGCGGTTTGGTGCCTCGCCTCAAGACCACGGAAGACATCCAGAGCTTCCAGATGAACCGCCCGAACGAGAAGCTCGATAAGCACCTCGAGCAATACATTCGCGCGGCGGCCATCGGCCTCGGGCTGCCGTATGAGTTTGTTTGGGACACGTCCGCTGTCGGAGGTGTCGCGCAAAGATTTATCATTCAAAAAGCCGCGCGTTGTTTTGCGGGCCGCCAGGATGTCCTGATCAACGCCTTCCTCAATAAGTTGTGGGGCTACGCCATCGCCAACGCCATGCGCCGGCGCGAACTTCCGATGAATCCCAACTGGCGCAACGTCGGTTGGCAGACCCCGCGCTCCATTACCGTGGACGTTGGCCGCGAGGCCGCAGCACGCCGGGACGATGTAAAGGCGGGTCTAATGACGCTTTCCGATTTCTTTGGCGAGCAGGGCATCGACTGGAAAGAGGCGGTGTCGGAGATTGCCGCCGAACGTGAATTTGCCGCATCGCTCGGCGTCAGCATTGGCGTGGAGCAACCGCAGCCGCAGGCCGAGATTCTCCCGCAAGAAGAAGCGCCGGCCGCCGAACCGCCACAACTTTCCGAACCTACCCAACCGACCGAATTGGCACTGCCGAAAAAACGCAAACGCCTCTATCGCCGGAAGAAGGTCGGAAAGCCGACTGCTTGACATGAGCCCGTCCGAGTATGGACGCGCTAAAATTTGAAGGCATCTCCGTCGCCACCGTTGGCCCGGCGCTCGGTCATGCCATGCTGGTGGACGATGTGACGCTGTTGCAGGCCGAAGCGGCCGGCCAAGTGGGCAGCCCGGTCAAAGTGTTTGTCGATCACGACGAAAGCATCGACAGCCTGATCGGCTTTCTCGCCAACTTCCGCATCGAGGAAGACCAACTGCGCGCGGACCTCGAGCTCCTCGGCTCACACCCCCAAGCGTCTTTCTATTCCGAGATCCTGACCAAAGCCCCGCAGCGCGTCGGCTTCAGCATGACCTTCAGCGGAACGCCTGACGAAAACGAAGACGGCACCCGCCTGGCGCGCGTTTCGGAACTGGTCAGCGTAGACCTTGTCTCGCGGCCGGCCGCCAATCCCGACGGAGTTTTTCGCGCGTTGCCGCAGGCCGAAAAGCCGGTCGCGGTTGACACCGCAGAAAAGGGCATGGATCAAAAATCCGCTCCTGAACAGTTCGACGCGAAGGCCGCCATCGAAGCGATGGCCGCCGAACTCCGCGCCGAGATCAAAGCCGCTTTTGAAGAAAAAGCCGAAGTGGCACCCGAAGCACCCGCCCCCGCTCCCGTCGAGGACAGCAAAGCCGCTGAACTCGCCGCGAAGCTCGAAGCCGTCACCTCCAAGCTCTCCGTTTTGGAAGTCGAACTCGCCGCTCGCGGCGACAACGCCGTGACGGGCAACGGTTCCGCCGTTTCCGTCGAAGAGGCTTACGCCTCGGGCGATCGCTCCACCAAATTTGAAATCGTCCGCAAAGCCCTCGAGGCCGGCGATTTCGCGCTCATCTCCAAGCTCAAACAATCCAACAAATAACTCATCATGGCCTCCATCACTGGTCTGAACGACGACATCATCTCCTCAAGCGCCCTCAAAGCGTTCGTGGATTCCCTCCATCCGCTGAATGCGTTCAGCGTGAACTACAACGCCGAGGCCGCCCGCAAGGGTGAGGTCGTGAGCATCCCGCTCATCTCCTCGATCACGGCTTCGACCTTCAACAACACTTACGAAGGTGCCGACGGCGACGTGACCCTCACGGCCCGCGAAGTCACCATCGACAAGCACTTCCTGTCCACGGTCGATTTCACCGACACGCAATGGAGCAAATCCAGCGCGCTCACCCCGCAAATGCTGTCCGAGATCGGCGCAGAGCAGGGCCGCGCGGTTGCCCAGGCGTTCATCGCTTCGTGCTGGGGATTGATCACCACCGCCAACTTCGGCGCGGCGGTCGCCTCCTTCACCTCGGCCAGCTTCAGCATGGCGGATGTCCGCAAAGCCCGCCTTGAGCTCACCAAAGCCAAAGCTCCTCAGAATGACCGCGCGTTGTTCATCGAGCCCGACGCTTACGACGCGCTCCTGTCCGACAGCACCAACATCCTCGCCAACCTCAACTTCGGTTCGGAAGGCATCCGCGAGGGTCAGGTCCGCCGTCTGGCTGGCATGAACGTCTTCGAGAGCACCCTGATCCCGGCCACCAACGTCGGCACCAGCATCACTCTCGCCGGCTTCGCGGTGCATCCTTCGGCCATCGCCGTGGCAATCCGCACCCTTCAGCCGCAGGCTCCGAGCGAATACCTCGAAGCCCGCACGGTGGTCGATCCCGTCAGCGGCATTGGTCTCGGGTATCGTCGCCACTACAACACGGCGAACGGAACCCACTTCCTCAACTTCGAGGTGGTCGGCGGCTTCACCTACGGCATCACGGCCGGTCTCAAGATTCTGGCGAAGAAAGCCTAAGCACTGGTTTGTGTGTTCAAGCGCCCCGGGGCATCTGCCCCGGGGTTTTGCTTTTGGTGCGGTTGACAAAAATGCCGTGCCCGCATGGAGAACACACAGCCCTCGTTGGCGCTGGTGGCGATTGCGGGCAACTGCGAGAGCTACGTCCGGCGGTTTATCGAATCCTTCCAGCGGCTCACGCCGCACATCTACATCGTCCGCGCCTGCGGCAGCCGAGATCCAGACAAGACCCTGGACATCGCCCGCGAAATGGGGTGCAAGGTCGGCGAATACAAGAACGCCGAGGCGCACCAATTCTGGGACCATGTGGACAACTTCGGCGCCGCCCGGCAAATGGCCGCCGACATGGCCGAGGCCGACGGCCACGAGTGGCTCATGTGGGCCGACACCGATGACATCCTCGAGCCCGAGAGCGCTGACATCATCCGCGAGCATCTACGCATTACCGCCCCAGAAACTACGCTGGCGCTCGTTCCTTATCGTCTGACCAACAACGGCCTTAATCTCCTGCGGGAGCGCATCTGGCGGCGCGGCACGGCCGTCTGGGCGGACCCTGTGCATGAACACCTCGAGCCGGTGGACAAATCGGGCGACGGCCACGTCCGCTGGGAGGACTGCCGCATCGTCCACGCGCCCGACTCGCACAAAGACGAGGCCGACGGCAAGCAGGGCAACCAGCGCAACTGGCGCATCATCTCATCCATTCCCGACTTCGACAAAAACCCGCGTTGGCTTTTCTACGCGAGCCTCGAGCATTTCGGGTTCAAGGATGACGAGAACGGCATGGCCTACGCGGTCGAGGCTCTCAAAACGCCAGGGCTGGACGATAACGAGCGTTACGAGCTTTACCTTCAACTCGCCATGCGGACGCACGGCTTCGCGCCGAAAAAGTCGCTCCTGCATGAAGCCTACAAAGTGAGCCCGTGGCGCCGCGAAGCCTTGGCCCAACTGGCTGCCGTGTCGCTCGACAACAACGAGCCGCAAGATGCCTTGGCCTATGCCCGCGCTTTCATGGCGATCCCGGTGCCCGACGTGGTGCCGTGGACGCACCGCCCGGTGGTCTATGGTTTCGGCGGGGTGGGGCTGTATGCCTGCTGCCTGCGCGCCAACGGCGATACCGAGAAGGCCGACAAGTTCGAGCTTGAGTGGTTCAAGAAGTGCGGCGGCAAGATTAGCGTGTGCCACCCGACGCGCGGCCGCCCGTTGCAGGCCGCCGAGACGCGCAAGAAGTGGCTCGAGGCCGCCAAAGATCCGCAGGCCATTGAATACATCTTTGGGTTTTCGGCCGACGATACCGAAACGGCAGACATCTTGGGTCGATTCCGCCATGCGCAGTCTGCCGCCGGCAACCTGGACGCCGTGGGCGGAACGCTCGTCCAAAATTACAATGCCGCCGTGCGCGCAAGTAGCGGCAAAATCATCCTGACAATCCAAGACGATCTGGAACCCTGCCTTTTCTGGGACGAACTCATTTGGAAGGCGCTTGCAAATCACCTCAACAGGCCGGCCGTTCTCCGGGTAGGCGACGGCTACCGAAACGACGATTTGCTGATTACGTTCTGCGTCACACGCCCGACCCTGCGCGCCATGAATCACAACGGGGGCATTGTTAGCGATGAATATCGGGGCGTGTTTTGCGACAACGAGTTCACGCACCGGGCCAAAAAGAACGGATGGATCGTGCCAAGCGACATTGTCCTGCGGCACGAGCATCCATTTTTCAATCCGGCCGTCCCAACCGACGACATCTACGCCATAGAAAATAGCTCAGAGGGCTACAAGTTCGGCCTTGAAGTATTCCGCCGCCGCAACCCCGACGCCTTTGACTCGCAGGGTTAGGGCATGGCGAACCAGTTAGATACCGCGCACATTCTCGGCGTTTCCGCCATCGCGGACGTGGGCGGCGAGGTTGTCACGATCGGAAGCACCGCGCTCAAAGCCGTGGTGGGCGACATGGATTCCCGCGATGAATTGGCCGAGGGTGGTGTTCGCCAGGTGCGCTCGGTTCGACTTGGGATTCCGCGCTCGGAGTTTGAACGCTGCATAGCTATGGGAATCACCGAGGTATCGGTCCCGACAATCTGGAGCCGCATTACCGTTCGAGACATCGAGCTACAAGTGCTCGGCGTTTCGCAAGATGCGGCTGTTATTGAAATCACGGCTGGCGGTCTGGCGGAGTAAAGCCGTGGAAATCACGGTAGATGTTTCAAAGTTCGGCCGGCTGATCCCACAGCTTGCCAATGTGACCAAGCGTTCGCTTCGATCCGTGGTCAAGCAGCAGGCCGCGCTCATTATTCGAGGCAGCGGATCGGGCCGCGACGAGGGTTTAATCCCCTACACGCCACCGCCCAAAGGACAGCAGCAGGGCGAAAACGCCGTGCGCCGCGACATTTCTCGCGTCTTTGGGTCGCTCTCCAACGTCAAAAAAATCCTCAAATACTCCAATGTGCGCGGAGCCGGAACCGCTTTTAATCGCTACATCCGCGAAGGAGACCACGAAAAAGCCAAGGCATTGTTAAACGGGACAATGCAAAAGAACTTCCGCACCAAAGCCCACCAACGCAACCAGAAGGGAAAGACGGTTCGCGTGCGCTCCTACGTTCAAAGCCGCCCGACAGAGATTGATCTAAAGAGCAGTCGCCTCGGTCGCGTGACCGACATCATCCAATCCCTCCCGGCGGCCGGCACGCACCCGATCCACAAGTCGCGGCAGAACAACCGCAAATTTGTGTCCCGCCGCCAATGGTCTGCAGTCGTGCTGCAAAGCGGCACCGTGGCCGCCTACATCAAACAGAAGCAAAAGAACGTCGGCACCATGAAAGCGGGGTGGGTGGCCGCCGCCCGCGCTCTTAGCATTACGGGATTGCCCAAGTTTGTGTCCCGCAACTTCCGCAACAACGGCAGCTTTCTCAACGAACTCGACCAAGAAAGCCCTGCTTTCACGGCGATCAACTCCACGCCAGGCATCGGCAGCAGTCTCCGCTCGGTCATGGCCCGAACCCTGCGCGGGCGCGTCATCCGCATGAAGGCTGACATCCAAAACAAACTAAACGCCGAACTCGGCAAGCTCCAGACCGCCGCATGATCCACCGCGAACTCGAATCCAGTTTTGCCACTTGGCTCGTCTCGGGCGTGAGCGGGACCAGCCTCTCGGGCGTTCCCATCCGTCATGCCGTGCCCGCCGATCCTCTGGCCCTGCCGTGCGTCATCGTGGCCTCGGCCGGCGCGGAGCTCCTCGAGGGCGGTGTGAGGGCAGCCAGCCGCGTCAGCATGGACTTTTCCGTCATGTCGGCGGCCAATGGTGGCCCCGGGTGGCAGACCGCCCACAAGAACCGCGTGGCCGCCTTGTCCCGCAGGCTGGACGATACCAATACCAACGCCGCGCTGGCCTCGATCAATGGCGCGCAAACGGACTTCACGCTTTACGGCTGGCATCTGGTCGAACTTGCCGCCGAGGCCGAGCCAAACATCCAGACCGACACCATCCGCATCAGCCTTATCGCAGGAGATCGCATCGCCACATCCCCGACCGGACCGACGGCCACGCCGCAGAATTACAGCCTGCGGCACGAGATCGAGCAGATCGTCAGCGCCCACCTTGGCACCGAGCTCCCGTCGGCCGTCACCGACGATTATTCCGTCTATCCCTTCTATTCGGAAAACGTCGTGCCAGAGCGCCGGATCGTGGCCGCGTGTTTGGCCGCCGAGCGTCCGTTCCCGCAACTGGCCCGCTGGTCCGCGCAAGTCACCATCCACGTCATCACCCCCGGCATCTACGCGACAACGCACGACGAGGCCGTGCGTCAGGTGCAGGACACCCTGCGCGACCTCGTGGCCCAGGACTACACCTCGGCCAACGTCACTGTAGCCGGGATGCTCGAGACGGGCCACACGATCGACCGATCCGACAACCGCATCGTGGACGTGTTGGCCGTGACCCTCTATTGCCAGCAAAATTGACATCGCCCCCGAGGGCATGGCGATTACTTACGGCGTAACTGGCGGATTCTCCGTCCAGACCTCCAAGACTTTTGAGAAATTGCTCGTGGCCGACAAAAACGGCGTCACGACAACGATCATTTCCAAATACGTCCGCACCGAAACCACGACCGAGACAGTGGGAACGACCTTCGGCGGCTACGCCATTGGATCTGATGACGTTCTCAACGCCACCTTGACCGCCCAAGTAGACGAGCAACTGATCGAAAGCGGCAGCGCCAACACCGCGCCGCCGGCCGTTCGCTTCTACAACCCCCGCGTGGAGGCGTCGGCCACCATCCTCGGGGCGTTCACGGCCAGCACGTTCAGCCTTGCCGGCATTAGCTTCACCACGCTTTCGGCCGAGAAGTCGGAAACCTCGGGCGATGTGGTCAAGACTTCCATTCGCGGAACGGCCATCAACACAGCCGCCCTCGATGGCAGCACCCTTACCACGGGCGACCATTCCTCTTCTTCGACCATCCGCGTTGAGCTTCGCATCAGCAATACGGACTACGCCCGCAAAACGGTCACATCCGTAGCCTTCAGCGGAACTTAATCCGCGACAGCGCCCTATGGACGCGCTCGCGGCAGAATCCTTTCTCAACGCGCCACACAAGGTTTGTGGCCTGCGGATGCGTCCGCTTTCCCTGGGCCATGCCTTCGCCCTCGAGGCCATCGGCTCACCCTTCTACCACGGCGAGCTCGGCAGCGAAGCCGACTTGCGCCTTGCCGCGTGGATCTGCTCACGCCCGCCGTTGGCTTTGCCGCAGATGGATGGGTGGCGCTGCCGCCTATGGAAGTGCCGCAAATTGGATTTTGTGGCCGAGGTGGCGCGATGGAAAACCTACGTTGCCGATTATTGCGCGCCTCCGCAAATGTGGAACAAATCGCCCAAGCCGGGCGAGCAAAGGCACGAGCCGTCCGCCATTCCGTCAGGCATATCGACCGTCGTGCGCCTCATGCGCCTCGGCATGACCGAGGAGCAAGCCTGGGCCACACCCGTCGGCGCCGCGACATGGTATGAGGCCGCCGCTTACGAGACAGAGAGCGGGTCACGCCTTGACATAGTCTCTGACAGCGAACGCCTTGCCATTGCGCGAGCCAAGGCGCGGGCGGCCAAATCCGAGGAAACATCCGCCCCATGAGCGACGTAAGAGTAAAAGTCACAGCGCAGAACGAAACCCGCACCGGGTTTCAGCAGGCGCTTGGCGATGCCCGCAAATTCGGCCAAGAGGCGGGCAAGTCGATTGGCGGCGGCCTCGGTGGTATCGGCTCAGAGATCCGCTCCTCGCTTGTCGGCGCTCTGGCCGGCATCGGCATCGGGCAATTTGTCCGCTCCACCTTTGAGCAATTCGGGCGCATCAACGATCTCAGCCAGCAATTCGGCGTATCGGCCGAGACGCTGCAACGGTTTGGGCAAGTGGCCTCCGAGAGCGGCAGCAACATAGAGCAAGTGGCGGTGGCGCTTTCCACACTCACGCGAAATGTGCAGGCGGCAAAAGACGGCACAGGCGAGCAGGCTGAGGCGTTGCAAAGGCTGGGGCTTTCAGCGCAACAGCTTGGCAACGTGGACGCGTCTCAGGGCTTGCTCAAATTGGCCGATGCCTATGTCGCGTCGGGAGACAAACAGCGCGCATATGCCGACGTTCTGACGATCATCGGAGCCCGGCAGCGCAACCTGATCCCACTGCTCCAACAGGGTTCGGCCGCCATTCTCGAGCAAGCCAACCAGGTGCAAGTTGCCAGCGACGAGATCATCGCCAAGGCCGATGAGGTGGGCGACAGATTTGCCAGACTCGGCCAGCAATTAACCGCCGCCCTTGGACCCGTTTTAATTCCCGTCGGTCAGGCCATTCTTTCATCCTTTGAAGCTATTCGTGCCGGCGTTGATGGGATTGTCGGAACGATTGTGCAATCAGCCTTGGGGGTGCGTTCAATCTTGGGGGGCAACGTCATGGGTGGTGCCGCGCAAGTCGGGGCCGCCCCAATTCAAAACGCTTTGCGCGCAGCCGACGAACTAAAGACCAAGCTCAAAGACATCTGGTCCGACCCCGCGACAAAGCCGCCCTCCATGCTCCCGCCCGAAGACATGGACATCACGCCAGGCGCCTCTTCGGGCCAAAAATCAGGCACGCAAAAAGGCAACGTCACAGGCAAGCAATTATCCCCGGGCAGCATCGAAGGCATCCGCGAGTTCGAGCGCGAGCAGGAGGCCGCCCGCCGCGCCCTCGGCACCGAGTTCGGCCCTGGCACAGCCGATGCCGCCGCCGGCGGATTCCGCGTCGATGCGGCAGACTTCGCCCGCCAGCAGGCAGAGGAAGCGGCCAAGGCGATGGCCTCGGTGGCGCCCAGCGGCATGACCGGCTCCTTCGGCGCCTCCCAACTCCAGCGCATCGGCTTCGCCTCAAACGAGTTTTTCGACACCCGCCGCAAAGAAGACCCAGCAAAGACAATGCAGCAAGTGGTCAGAGAGCTTCAGAAGGTAAACAAGAACCTCGAAAATGGAGAACCCATCGTTCTCCGCAACAACGGATAAGTCATGGCACAAATCGAAACAACAGGCGGCGGGTATCTCGACAGCGGGGACAGAAAGGTCATCCGCAAGGTTTATGTCGCCACAGACGGGCAACTGGTCAACATCCCCGTCACCGAACAGGGCTTCCCCTTGTCCTCGGTCAGCGCCAGCGAAGAACCCGGCGGCATCCGCCGCGCCGTGGCCGAATACTCGCAGGGCGGCGAGGGGGGCGCGTCTTACAACGCATACGGCAAGCGCATCGAGCTAACGGGTGGGACGCGGGAGGTGCCGATCTACAACCACCCGACTTTTGAGGGGATGTCGACGGCGCAAATTCAACAAGTCCAAACGGCAATCGAGAACAGAACGCCAAACCCAACTTTTGACACTGCTTCGCAGACCAAACTGTTCGGCTTCCTTCTGCGCGGCACGGAATACTTTCTTGCCCCGGCCGTCGTCGGGCGCATCTCGGAAATCGAATCCAGCCTGCCAAGTCTGTCTCCCATTGCCAAAGTCGCCAACCCCTCGGAGCTAAACGCGCCAAGCGGAACCTTTTGGATCTGCACCGCGATTACGGCCAACCCCATCGGAACGCGCTACGAAGTGACCCGCGAATACACTTTGAGCTTCAGCGGGTGGGAAGACGTGCAAGCCCTTTACAGTTGGAGTTAGGCCATGTCCGACTTCGCGCAAATCCGATTTCTACCCAACAGGCCGCTCCTGCGCGAACTGTCTGCCGATCGTCTCAACACAATCCTGCAAGAGATCAAACGCAATAAGCCAAAGGGCGAGCGCGGCATTACGGTCAGGCAAGACGGAAACCAAACGTGGATCGGCCTTGCTGCTCCCACACCTCGCATCCCGCAACCCACCCACCCATTCCAGCTGACGCAAGTAAGCGGCGAAAACCCTGACGCAGTCTATGCGCGTGTCCGTTACGGCACGGTGAACGGGGAAAGACCAGAGGGCATGAGCGTTGCAGACGAGCCGCCGTATGTGATCGAGCTAACCGTGAACACGGGCTACATTTTCCTCGGCGCGACCATCGCGGAAGAAACTTTCGAAATCACCTCACTGTGGATTGACCATGCCGAGGAAATGCCAGAAGAGGAGGAGGAAGGCTTTGAGTTTTACCTTGAGATCGGCACTTTTGAAGTGACCGACAAAGTGGCCGTCTTTGCCCAGAGTGTGACAACGTCTTTGGCCTACATTCGGGCCGGGTTCATCAACCTCTGGGGGCAGGCTTAATGTTTATCTTTTCCTGTTTGCCGATCGAGTTGCTTTATTACGGGCGTGTTTTTCCGTTTCCGGTTGTTTGGCAAGCCACGATTGACTGGTCATTTTCGGTCGATGCCGAGCGTGTGGACTACCCGCCCGGTCGCACAGAAACTACAACGCTCAGTGGGAGCGGTGGCGGAAGCATAACAATCGACTGCGACCCACACAGAGCAAACCGCCCAGGCATTACAAATGTGACCCCTGAGAGGTTTATTGTCACCCGCAGGATGGAAGCGATGGAAGAAGACTCGCAAGACATCAGGAGGTTTCAGTTGTATTGCGACCGATCGGCCATTGCGGGCGACTACTCGGTGACGCAAACCGTGGAGAAAGTCTACGATGACCCCAACACGCCGACCGAAACGACAACCCAGACAGAGGCGTCCGATGCCGTCATTGCTCCGATTTGGTTAATCATCGACCCGGAAACAGTCGTTTTGCAGGACATTTCCGTCATCTCAACAACAACCGACCAGACCCCCGCGTCGAGTTGGATGGCCCCGGATGATTGGACTTTTGCCCGCAGCGCCCTTTGGGAGCCACAGACTTTTGCCGCGACAAAAACGCCTGTCGAAATGGGGTATCAAACGGGCGAGGGCTGGGAGCAGTCTATCACGATTACGCTGACGAAATGGTCTGACCAGCCGGGGCTTTGACACAGAGGCCGAGGGCAGGAGTCCTCCGTGCGCGTTTACATTAACCTCGACACCAACGAACCCGTTGTTTCGCCCGTCCTCACCCAGCGGGTCAACACGTTCTATTTCGTTCGCCGGGACATCGTGCCTGTTGAGGTGCAATTTGTCCGCAACGGGGCCGTGGTCGAGCTTGGGGCGGAGGCAACCGGGGCCATTGGCCTCAAAAAGACCTACGCGGGCAGCTTTCTTGCCAACGACAGCGGATGGACGAAAACAGGAGCGGGCAGCAGCACGGTTTACACTTTCGATCTTAACCTGAACACGACCGAACTCGGAACCGAGTTCACCGTGGACACCCTCGACTCGATCACTTGCAAGCTGGAAGTCTCGTGGAGCGTCAGCGGCACCACCTCCAGCACGATGCCCACGGCTGCTGTGGTTTACAACGATGTCATTCGCGGCACGGAAGGCGCTCCCAACTTTGCCACCGTTCTTTCGCAGTTTGATCTCCGCTCCCCCGACAACGCCACCTGGCGGATCACGGTGGACAACGACGGTTCCCTGACCGCAACCAAGCAATAACATGAAAACTCTTCTCGCCATCCTCCTCGCCACCCTCTGCGCGGCCACCAGCTACGGCCAGATCATCAAAACGCTATCCTACAACAGCACAAACAATACCGTTGTCGCCACGCAGCGCGTGACATTTCCCGCGCTTGGCCTTGCCACGGGATCGGCAGCAGCACCCTCTCTGACTTACGCAATCGGCACAAACGTATTTGGAACATTTGCAACAACACAACTCGGCATTGGCCCCCATCTCGGTTTCAGCGTGAACGGAACGCGGCAATTTTACATTGCGACAAATACCATCCGCGCCGAACTGCCGATCAGTTTTAGCACAACAACAAATGCCGCCGAAACCCGGACAAATTTGAGCCTCGGACTTCCAGCCCTAACCAACACCAGCAACGTCACCATCATGCGGGCGTTGGCTGGCAGCACAAACACGAACCAACCTTATAGCGGAACCATTGAACTCAGCGATGGCACACAGGGATGGTCGCTGACTTTTAGCAACGGCATTTTGCTGTCAATCACAGGAACATGAGCTTCCACGACCCCATCGACTTCCTTTCGCGTCCGCTTATCGGCGTCTCGACATCGCTCGGCAGTGTGATCGTTAGCCTGCTGCCGCACCTTGAGACTGCCGCACGCTTAGGAGTGCTTGGGCTCGGACTCATAGCGGGACTGCTGACCGTTCGCAAAGCCTGGAGGGACAGAAACAAATGAGCGCCTGCACCACCTCACAAGCCGATCTCTGCTGGACGCGCGGCGACAGCGGACGCCTCGATGTCGCGGTCAAAGACGCGAGCGGCAATGCCTACAGCCTCGTCGGAGCCACGCTGTTCTTGACCGTGAAGAACGCGCTTACCGATGCGGATTCTGCCGCCGTCATTCGCAAGGAAGTCACCTCACACAGCAACGCAGCGGGTGGGATTTCCCATTTTGATCTTCTGACCACCGACAACGCCACGGCAGGAACGCGGTATTACGATGTGCAGTTGAAAGATTCGACTAACAAAATCTACACGCTTTTCGGCGGCTTGTGGAAAGTCCTCTCTGACGTAACGACTCGCACCGCCCCGCTCTAACATGGCCGCCTACCACAAAGTTGAGGTCAGTCTAAACACCAACGCGGTTGAGGTTGGTGTGCCTTCGCCGCAGACAGTGAACGTGGTAGTGCCGACCATCGGCCCGGCTGGGCCAACCGGGGCGCAGGGGCCAGCGGGGGCAGGCATTGAAACGCTTACGACCCAAGGCGACCTCCTTTATCGCGGGGCATCGGTTGCTTCCCGACTCCCCATCGGCACAAGCGGCCAAGTGTTGAAAGTCGCCAACGGCATACCCGCGTGGGGCGCAGAGTCGGGGGCGGTGACGAGCGTGAACGGCGACACGGGGGCCGTCACCATCACGCCTGCTTCGATTGGCGCCGCCAACGCCAACCACGATCATCAGCCGTCTGATGTATTTGCCGACGCGGCTTTTGTCACCCAAAGCGGGGGCAGCGGCACTCATGGCGGGATTTACATTAGAAACGGAAGCGACAACAGCAAGCCCGTCTACGAAAACGCCACCACGCGGAGCTATATCTGGTGGGACAGCGACTTGTCTAAATGGTTTTTAACCAACAAAGCAGATGTTAATCTTTTTGAAAAGAGCAGCAGCGCAAGCTTTCCTTGGCAGGCAACAGGACAGTGGAGCGCCGTAAGTCCTCAGGCGGGCAGCGTCGAGGTCGATCAAGCCAATTTGTTTGATGTTTCGGACGCTGCTGCTTCAAATACTATTGGGCTAAAAACGGCAAAAACAGGCAACGCCAGCAGCACTGAAGTCGTTCTCGGCAACGACACCCGCCTTTCGGATGACCGCGACCCGAATCTTCATGCCGCCAGCCACCTCCCCGAAGGCGCGGATGAGATTTTTGACCAAGACCTCAATACTCACGATTCGCCAACATTTACAGGACTTGCCATAGAAGACGCAGCCGCAGTTGATACAACATTAATCCCTGTTGTGGGCGGTGCATCTGGATACGGTTTAGTTCAAGGAGTTGGCGGCTGGAACGGCAGCGGAATATATTTTTCAAATTCTACGGGCGGAAGCGACATTGGCGGTCTTGTTTACAACAATGACACATTTTATTTTGGCTATCCAACAGCAGGCGAAAATGCCGCTGAATTAAGTGCTTCGGGCTTAAATATATACGGCAATGCTGTGTTGCGAGACAACGCAAACGGTCATTCAGCCACATTCGACGCTCAAAGCAACCTCACCGATGACCAGACCTATGGCCTTCCAGACGCCAGCGGCACCCTCGCCCTCACAAGCGACAACGCCGATCAATTCGGCAGCGGAGCCGCGGCAGACGGCTACGTCCTTACGTCTGACGGGGCTGGGGGAGCGGCATGGGAGGCTGCAACGGGTGGAGGTGGCGGCGATACCGTCTCAATCGAATCAACCGCCGCAGATATCCTTTCCGTCTCATCGGGCGCAATCTCGGCAGACGATGCGGGCGCGGATCGTATCGTTTACTGGAACAACACGAGCAACAAGCTCACCTACGGAACGCCGTCCGATGTCGGCGCGGCGGCAAGCTCGCATACGCACTCGGACGCCACGCAGTCTGTCGCTGGATTTCTTTCTACGGCAGACAAGACCAAGCTTGACGGCATTGCCAGCGGCGCGGAAGTAAACGTCAACGCCGACTGGAACGCATCGAGCGGTGACGCGCAGATTCTAAACAAGCCAACCCTCGGCACGGCAGCAGCAGCAGCGACTACGGACTTTGCGGCGGCTTCGCATACGCACTCTGCTTCCGCCATCTCCGACTCAACCACCGCAGGCCGCGCTCTGCTCACGGCGGCAGACGCAGCGGCACAGCGCACATCTCTCGGCCTCGCCGCCTCGGCCACCACGGACACGACCAACGCCAGCAACATTTCCAGCGGGACGCTTGCTCCTGCGCGGATGGGCAGCGGCACGCCTTCGGCCAGCAACTTTTTAAGAGGCGATGGGTCATGGCAAACTGTCGCGGCTGGTGTGTCTGGCAGCACATCCACCGACAACGCCATCGTCCGCGCAGACAGCACGGCGAACACGGTGCAAGAGTCTGCCTTGCTTTTGGATGATGCGACCACAAGCACCCAAGCCAATGTCGCCATCCGCAACAATCACAGCCAAACAAACTCGGCTTTGGTGCTGACGCCGAAGGGCACGGGCTCGTTTATTGTTGGGCCAAAGCCAGACGGAACATCTACTGGCGGAAACTCAAGAGGGGCCAACTCCGTAGATATTCAATCATCGCGCAGTGGCGCGTCACAGGTGGCCTCTGGAACCCGTTCAATTGCGATAGGCACACTAAACACGGCAAGCAACACAGAGTCCGTTGCTATTGGATATTCCGCCACCTCAAGCGCCATCGGCACTGTCAGCTTGGGATCGCAAAATAATGCCACGGCAAATTATGCCGCCGCACTCGGCGGGCAAAGCAACCAAGCCAATGGCAGCGATTGGTCATGTGTGGCTGGTGGCCTATCTAACACAGCATCGAACAATCTTTCATTTGTCGGCGGCGGAACCGAAAACACAGCATCGGGTTCTCATTCTTTTGTTGCTGGCGGTCAAAACAACCTTGCATCGGCAACCAGATCATTTGCTTGTGGTGAACGATCTGTCGCTGATCGCTACGGAATGTTTGCCCACTCCGCTGGCCGCTTCGCCGCAAATGGAGATGCGCAGCGCATTCGCGCTGTCCTTCGCTGCACCACAAGCAACGCCACGGCAACAGAACTGTTTTTGAACGGATCTTCGAGTCGCCTAACTATTCCCACCAACAAAATAATGGCGGGAATCATAAACATAGTCGGCACAAAGACGGACGGGGCGACTGTTGCTCACTATGTTCGCCAGTTCTGCGTGAAAAATGTCAGCGGGACGAGCAGCGCAGTTTATACCGCACAAACCATTGGGACGGACAATGCTGCGGGAACAAGCATCACTTTCAACGACCCTGACACCAACGGCGATGCGCTGTCAATATCTGTGACTGGTATTGCCAGCGAAAACTGGAGATGGGTGGCCTCGGTGGATGCCGTTGAAATTACCAGAACCTAATATGAACGCCCCAAACTCCATGTTCACAGTCGGCCTTGTGCCGTCACAGCAACTCGTCAGCCTGCTCACCGATGACGAAGGCAACTGGCGCGATGTGCCAGATGGCGAAACGGTGTTGCCGCTAGTCAAAATCCCGAAACCCGAAACGGGCGCATGGGAGCCGAACGTGGTCTGGTTTGCTGATCGCGTGGAGCGGCAGTGGGTCGAGGGAACGCCTGCGCCTGTGGCTACGATGACCGCCGAGCAGGCCGTCAGCCAATACTTTTCCGCCTACCAAATCGCCGCCCTGCAACGCCTTGAAATGGCCCTGCTCCAAGCAGGTAAGCCCCTCGGCCCGAAGATGACCGCCTGCAAGCAGTGGTTGGAGAGCGTGATGCTTGGGTGGGCGATGAATCCTGTCGCTGCACCAGCGGAGAGCTTTGGAAGTCCTACGGCTACGTTTGAAGAGGCCAGCGCGGAGGCTGTGGCTGACCTCGCCGGGTAGGCTTTGACACCCGCGAGCAGGGCATGAACTACCTGCTTGAAAGGCTGACGGAAAACTCCACCTGGCGCGGCTTGGTCATGCTTGCCACCGCCCTCGGCGTGCAACTTGACCCCTCACAGGCTAACGCGATTATCGCGGTCGGCTTGGCGCTGGTCGGCCTCATCAACGTATTCCGCAAGCAGGCCAAGTAATGCGCCCGGTCTTGTTGGCGCTGCTCGTGCTTTGCCTCACCGGCTGCGCGGGGATGAAGCTGGGCGCGGGCTATAACTTCGACGCGAAGCAGTTGTTTATCAACATCGAGAAGCCGTTGGACGGCTACAAGAAGTGAACCCGCTGTGCTACCTAAAACGCTTATTCGCGCCATTGCTGCGTGGCCCACGACCGACCTTGCCGAACTCCTCGGACTCCTTCACACCGAAATCCACAGACGCGCCGAAGCCGATCGAGGCTCCCGCAAAAAGCAAGCAAAGCACAAAGGCGAAAAGCCCTAAGAGCTACTCGGAAAAACTACTTAACACGCCTAATACCTCACAAGGCAGGCGTATCACGCCAAAGGCTATTGTATTGCATCACACAAGCGGCACTTACGCGGGCTCAGTCGCATGGTGCATGAACCCAGCCTCCCGCGTGAGCTACCACGCTATCGTGGCGAAGGACGGACGCCGCTCCACGCTGGCCGATCCAGACGAGCGGACATGGCACGCTGGCGTTTCGTCCTGGCGCGGAAGGCGTGACCTTAATTCGTGGAGCGTTGGGGCGGCGTTTGAGGGCGATACTTACGAGCGGCAACTTGGCGAAGACGAGATGGCGAGCATGGCGGAATACCTTGTGCCGATCATGCGGCAATACAACCTTGCCTTGGGCGATGTTACGGATCACCGCACGGTTAGCCCCGGCAGAAAAAATGACTTGAACCCGAAGGAACTGGCGCGGTTCAAGGCGTATCTGGCGCAGCGGTTGGCCTGATTTTTGAGCGCGTGGCGGAATTAGACGCGAGGGGAACAACCCGGAAGGTGCAGGTATCGAATCCTGCCGCGCTCCACATAACCTGTCGAAAAGTGCAAAGTTTTTGAACACATCGGCGGTGATATGTTTAAGGCTTCGACATTTGCTATACCCGAAAGGGAGCGGCCCAACGGCGACGACAGTGTTTGTGGCCTGACGGCGACACCGATCGGGTATAAAAAAGGAGGGGGGCGATTTGTCCTCGCCCTTAACCCGTGGATTTCGACGGGATTAAAACCCATCGGATTCGATGGGATTAGCGCCACCCCAAGGCAATCGCCATAAAGCCCGCGTTCGCGCAGGCATAAAACAGGAAGCACGTTCCGAGGGCTGGCTGGCCTTGGCTCCAGAATCCGTAGGCTGTCCAAAGATAGCAGACGGTGGTGATGACGAGGGGCCAAAAGGTCATTTGTCCCGCCTGTGCTGCCCAATGGAAATTTGCCCGTCCGTGAACTTGCTGGCCCATCTCGCAACCACGCTCGTCACGCGCTCAAAGTCGCGGATGTGCGTCTCGTCCACGATGGGGAAAACGCAATGCGCCATCTCATGCGCGATGATGCCCAGCATGTTTGTTTTGAGGGCGCGGGGGTGGAAATAGATTGTGCGGCGGCGGAAGTGACAGATTCCTTCACACAATTCTTTGCTCGGCGGGCGCTCGATGCGGACGCTCCACCATTCCCCGTCGAGCTTGAAGCGCATCCGAGGCACCCGCTTCTTGCGCTTGCGCGCCCCTGTGGCGCGCTTTTTCATTTCAGTCGGTAGTGCGGCGTCAGGCGCGCAAAGCTGCCAACGCTCACGCGGAATTTTTGCATCTCACAGCGTCGATCCTCTACCGCAGCGCCCAGCAGGCGGGCCATCGTTGGCCGCGTCTTGTTGAGCTTGTCGGCAAGTTGTTTGGTGGTGAACCAGCCGGGGGGGATTATGTCCGTGACGGCGGGCGAGGCGAGGGCGGCGCACCATTGGGCGAGGTCGGGGTCGGGGCTGGCGGCGCGCTTGCTCATAGCGGGAGCCTGTAGTGGGGGGAAAGAGTGACGAGGTTGACTGTGCAGGCGTTGTCGCAGTATTCGCCGTAGGCAAATCCGTGCCGCCATGCCAAGGTCTGCCGCCGTCCTGCGGCATACTCCATATCGAGGCGAGCCAGGCAACCGAGGTTGTAGCCGATGGCGTCGGCATGGGTGCGGGCGGGCTCCATCGCCACCCGGTGCGTGTGGCCGAAAACGCAATGCGCGCCGATGGTTTCTGCCGTGTCGCGGGCCGCGCTGACGTTAAACAAAGCGCCGTGCAGGAAGGCTGTGCCGCCCAGATACCGCACCGAGTCGCGGGCCATGCCGCGATAGGGGATGATCTCGGTTTTGTATTTGGCGAGGTTGTCGTGGATCTTCGCCATGACCGCGCCCGCCGCGTAGGCCACGACCTGATTGGCGCTATGGGTCAGGGCAACGGCACGGGCCTCGTGGTTGCCGTGGAAATACATGGTGGGCCGCATCTCGTGCAGGAACGACAACCCGGCGAGCAGATCGTCCATGAGGGACTCGGCGCGGTCGGGGTCATCGGGATCACGCCGAGCGCCAGCGCGCAGGCAGGCAAGGTCGATGGCATCGCCGAGGTGGATGCGCTGGTGCGGGTTGTAGCGATCGAGGAAAGTCAGGAACGCTTCGCGGGCCTTCGGGTCGATGTCGGAGCCGTGGGAGCAGGTCGCCGCCGCCCACTTTTTCCATTTACGGGTGATCGTCGCCACGCAAGGGCGAACGGGGTGTCAAAACCCTATGACAGCTACAAAGCCCACCAAGCCCGCCAATCAGCCAATGCGGCAGGAACGGCATAGACCTTTTGCACCATTCTGGAATCGGTGTGGCCCATTTGGTAGGCCGTGAGCCCCGCATTTTTGGCGCGGCCCAAGTGATAGGTAGCAAAGCTATGCCGCAGGCAGTTGTCGGGCCATTCGGCCAGCACGGGCGCACAGGCGCGGCGGCGGTGCGTGTGCAGGGTTTCCGAGGCCACGGGAATGATCTTGCCCTTTTGCTTGGCAAGCCACGCCCTGCGTCGTCGTAGCGGCTCGGTGAAATCCACAATGCGCTGGTCATAGCCCCCAGAGTCTTTCATCACGCCGGGCGGGACGTGGATCTGGCCCGTTTTAGTATTTACGTTTGCCCAATCCATCCGATCAACCTCCTCGGTTCGCAGCCCGGCAAAGCCGCCAAGGAGCAACAGGGCGCGCACATGGTCTGGCAGATCCAAGGCCAGCAGCGCCTTCATTTGGGCGGGAGTTAGGATGTCGCGTCGCGGCTTGGTCTTGGGGGCGGGAACCGCCGTCATCGGATCGTGGGGGATTAAGCGGTTGGCCGCGAGGTAGCCAAAAAACATTTTTGCGTAGCGGTAATACATGGCCTGAGTGTTGCCATTGGCCGACCGGGACTTGACCCATTTGCGAATAGCGATTGGCTCGATGTGCGTAACCGCTCCGTGGAAGGCGCTGCCAAAGGCGCGCTCAAAGATGCCGAGCTTTTCGGCGTGGCTGTCACTTTGCGGGTCGGCCTCGGCCATATACATCCGAAGCGCGGCCCTGACGGTGAAACCATCTGGATGCTGTAAAACTTGGACGCCCCTTTCGGTGACGCTGGCCGTCA